CCGCAGCTTCACCGCCAACCGCAGCGCATCACCGTCGTCGGTGAGGGGGTTCCATTCGCACCCTGTTTCGTTGTTATGCGCCCAGCCGCAGGGTTGCCACTCAATATTCATCCCCGCAGCCTTCGCCGCGGCCTCAAGCATTTCACGATCTGTCATACCAACACCCCCACAACGAACGCAATCGCACCAACAAGAACAACAACGCACAGCCCAAGCACCACCAGGGTGCCCAAGGATTCAGGGGCGTCATCAACGCCGACCTCGGTTGCCGCCTCAGCGGGCGGCGGAGCGTCATCTTTGTTCATGCTTCCTCCGATTTGTTAAGGTGAACTGACACTTGCTCCACATTGCGCATTGCCCACCCAGCAGACCATGCTTGGATTTGCCATAGGTGTACCCCCGCTGATACACGCCCTTGCGAACGGGCTTGGCTGAGCCAGGGAACCAATCAGTGAGGTTCATTCAAGCCTCCCGAGAACATCAGAGATCAAAGAGCGGCATTCAGTGGCTGCGTCTCTCGCATCACCATCGTGCTTGAGGCAAGCCCTCAAAATGTGATTCACTTGATTGAGCGTGGAGTACAGTTCTCCGGCGTTCATAGCTAGTTCTGCTTCTTGCTTCTCTTCCGGCAGGTCGAACTCAAGTGTGACTTTCATATTAGTTTTCCTTCCTCAATTGAGAAAGTCAGATTCCACATATGCTGGTACACAGGCTGTTCCCGCAGCCAGCCCAAGAATTTATCCTGTGCTTCTGAGATTGACTTTGCAGTGACCACAACCGTTCCCTTGTCAATGTTGCCGGTACTGGACCAATGCACGATGTATGCTTCCTCCTTGAAAACACGGTCTAGTGTCATTGCACCCTCCGCATAGGCACAGCCAACAACCAACGATCACCGAGCCGCTCGACAGAGGCAATCCACTTACGGGCGTTAGCTCGGTTGATTTCACGTGGAACATTAGGTACGTTCCACAAACGCAAAGCGTGTTTGATCAATTGAATCTTTGACATCTGTATCTCCTGACCAGCACCCGGGGGGAACTGGTATAGCTCTAGAAAACTAAGACCTCACAATGTGAGGTCCCCGGATCACTCCGTTACTACGTCGGTACTGGCAACAATGAACACCTCGTTGCTAACCCTAACGCCCAGGCCATCGACCACTTGTTGTGGTTCTGTAAGCTTCAGCATACCGACCTTGACCCGCACATCGTCAGGCACCGTGTCGGCATCGAAGAGCTTGACCTCAGACGCATAACGCACAATGTACTGCGAACCGTCAAGCACCACAAGTAGGGATGCACCCTTATCGCGACGATTCCACGCATCGCACATGCGATAGATCACATTGCGTTCTTCGTCTGCAGCTTTGTACGATGCCACGTTGTCAATGTCAGACATAGAGGTGAGCATGGCTGCGAACTCATCGAACCTGTCCTTGATGAATTTAGTCCGCGCATCCTTGAGGTTGCCCCACAAAGTCTGGCACTTTGTCTTGCTGACCTGGACCGCCGTGCGCAACATTGTGTCTGCGTACTCTGCGTGGTTGTTAAGCTTCTGCTCGAGCGAAGGCGTGATGAACATGCGCCGGATTTCCTTCTCGGCCTTCTCCGGGTCAGTGGTGTTGTAGCCCTTGCCACGCTTGACGTTAGCTTGGATCTTGTCGTTGAGCACACGGATGTAGTCGCGCTCACCACGGGTCACAACCTCTACGGTGCCGAGAGTTATGTTGCCTGCACGGATGGCAACCTCAATGATCACGTGTCCACCTGTGGTGTAGATCGTCTCGAGAGCAATGAACTTCCAATCCATCTTGCTACGTACTAACTTTCCCAGAGTTCTGTACAAGGCGAGGTTGGTCTGGATGTTGTTGTGCGAATCAGCGTACACGCGCTTGAGGTAGCTGTCGTGCTTGGGGCTGAGGGACAGCGACGGTGAACCCCAGAGGTTGCGCTCGGTGGAGTAGCTGAACTTGTTGAAAGACATTGCAGCCATGATGTAGCTCCTTCTTGGTTGTGTGTATTACCAGTCGAACTTGCCAAGGATGGCATCGACCTTGGACTTCATATCTGCCCGCACTTCGGGGGCTTCCTTGATTGCTTCGATGTCGGCACCGACCATCGCTGCCTCGAGATGGCGACGGGCCTCCTCCAACTTGGGGTCGTTGGTGACGTTGAGCTTGGTCAGCAGGCCACACAACTCGATGGGGTTGGACACAAACGAATCGTGGAACCGCTTGGTCTTGTCACCACTGTCGGCAAGCTTCTCGCTCATGCCCTTGAGCATGTCATGCAGCCGCTCCCACGGGTCACGCATCGCGTCGGCCAGACGTTGCTGGTACGCAGTTTCGTACTGCGCCTTGAGTTCAGCCAGCTCCTCGTTGGCTACGTCGAGTCGGAAGTCACCAGCCTCGGGCATGGGCGTGATGGTGTAGCGGAACCCGAACTTGCCACGCACCTCCTCGATATCGGGGTAGTCCTCGGCCTTGTAGAACTTGCCCAGGCGTGATGGTGCATCGATCACAAGTTGTGGGTACGCATCAAAGAACATCTCGCACATCTCATCGTACTCGCGCTTCTCACGGACGATGGTCTGCTTGACGTCCATGAACAGGGGCATGGGCAGCATGCGCTCACCCTTGTCAGCCCAGGGCAGTGTGTTGCTGCTGAAGTAGTTGCGAATACGTGCGGCCTTGCGCTCGATGTCCTTGCGCAGGCTGGTGCCAGCGAACAAGTCCTTGCGCACCTGCCCAGCACTGGACACTGCGTTGGCGTCGGTGTTGACCTTGTCGGTGGCCTCGCGGTCTACCTTGCTGGCAGGCCAGCAGGAGATGTTGAGGGAGATCAGAACAGCAGATGAAGAGATGTAAGACATGGCTAGCTCCTTCGTTGAATCACATTGTGAGGTACAGTTTAATGGATCAGTTGTTGATGTGCAAGGTCTTACCACACCCTGCATTGATGCTGTCGGCACCCTTGATGCACCACAGTACAGGCACAGGCCAGTCATGGCCCCAGTCACCGCCGACAGCACCGTCGGTCAGCATGATGATCACCTCAGGGGTGATGCGCTTGTCCTTGATGTACGTACTGACGCAGGACGGAGACGTGCCACCACCGCCCTTGGGTCGGGTCGATTGAGTCATCAACTCCACTGCACCTTCGTTGTACTCCTCATGCGCAGCCACAACGTGGTCCCAGTACAGCAGGTCAACCTTCTTGGGCTTGACCTCGACAGTGATGCCCTGCACCTCGGACAGGAACGCAGCCAGCTCAGGCCCGGAGATGGACCCTGATGTGTCGATACCCACAAGCACACGGTCGATACGCTCGGAGATGAGGGTGGGCATGTAGATGTCCTGATGCAGGAACCTACGGTTGGGCCTGCGCCATGTGGATGCGTCCTTACCACTAGCGATGGTCTTGATGTACTCACGCAACTCCTTGCGCCAATCCACCTGGGGCTTGAGCAGGTCGGACAGGGTACGCACCAGACCACCGGCCCCCTCACCGCGCAGCTTCTTGGCGTTGGCTACACCTTGGGCAACAGCGTCGGCGAGGTCACGGTCAAGGTCGGCTTGCTCATCAGCAGGGATGGAGTCGGCACCGTCCCAGTCGTGGTCATCGAACCCACCATCCTCACCGGGTTGGCCAACCTGACCAGAGCCACCACCCTGCCCCTCACCTTGCTGCTGCTTGAGCAGGTCGAACACCTGCTTGGCGTGCATGCCACGGTACCTCTCATCGAGCAGGCCCATCGGCTGGCCTTTCTTGGGGCCGTCCTTGTAGCGGGGCATACAGATGACCTCGCCACGCGGGTCGAGGTCGCGCAGCATCAGGTTGATGACGTAGTCGCATGCCATGTTGGCAAGTTGGTGGTTCTCGTCGTGGAGCTTCTTCCACGTAACGAGGTGGCGCAGGATCTTGTGCATGCACTCGTGGGCCTTGACGAACCCCAGCTCCTGCTCGTTGAGTGACATGACGAACGCCCGACCCCACCACTCATCACGTCCGTTGGTACGGGCAGTCGGTGTCTTGTCGTCAACCCGCACCTCGCCGATGACCAGGGCAGGGGCAAGCTCAGCGAACAGGGGGTGGCGCATCAGCGTCACGGTCACACGCTGGAGCATACGCTCCGGGGTAACTCTGGATTCTTGGATATTCATAACAACTCCGATGGGTTATGGCGGACACTCACAATGTGAGGTCCGCGCTGGCTTGGTTTACAGCAGGTCCTCGTTCTTGGACACCCACGCAGCGAACGCTGCGCTGCGGAACGCAATGGCTTGACGCTGCGGGTTCTTGGCGAGGTTGATGGCGAACGCAGCCTGCCACTCGTGAGGCAGTCGGCCCAGGTACTTCATGAACGGAGTCAGCGTGTCCTTGTCGATACGCTGGATGGCACCGAACACAACGATTGAGCAGGCACCGGGTGAGGTAGGCACCGGGGTGTTCTCCGGGTCGGCGATGATGGTGCGCCAGTCAGGGAGCTGGTCGGCGTAGTCGATGAACCGCTTGAGCAGCAGAGCACCGGGCATACCCAACGTGCCAGCCAGGGCAGCGAGGAGCGCATTGGGGGTGAACTTGTCGCGCTTGGACACGATGTTGCTTGCCAGCTCCAACGTACGTGGAGTGACGTAGGACCCGGTCGTCCGCTTGGGGTTGTAGATGAACTCGTTGCCCTGCTCGGACGGATCACGATAGGAAGCCAGCAGTTGCGGGTTCTTGCTCACGCAAGTGATCACCTCGGGGGCGATGGTGCCCTTGGCTACAGCCCACTCCACCCACGGGTCAGACGCAGGCTTACCCACCTCGACACGGGTCAGACGCATGGAGGTATGCGGAAGGATGGAGTCACCGACCCCGTCGGTTGAGAGGTTGCCCGTGAGGAAGATCACGGAGTCGGGGTGCACCGACAAGTCACCGAGCCTGGGGTTGACCACCTCCAGCAGGGGGTGCAGCATGTTCTTGACCGGGCCTGCACCCTTGGGGAATTCGTCGAGCATGACGGCAACAGGCTTGCCCTCGTGCAGACCGAACCTGCTGTTGGGGTAGTACTTGGTCGTCTTGGTGTTGTGATCGACCACAGGCATGGCGATATCGCCAAGGTCAAGATTGGGCACGTCGATGTAGACGGTCGGCAGGCCGGTGAGTTCACCAATAGTCCGCAGGATGCTGGACTTACCAATGCCGGGTTCGCCCTCCAGCAGAAACCGATTAGACCGCACGGTAGCGATCAGGGTTGCCGCCTCGGCAAGAGTGACGGGGGCAGTGTGAGAAACGATGGATTCAGCCATGATAGTTAGCTCCAGATGCTTGAGAAAACAGAACCTCACAATGTGAGGAGGGATTCGAACTCGGTTTTTGTTGTGTCAGGCTTCTACGTCCTGAACTGTGTTCAGTGTACCACGGAAAGGGGTACATGTCAAGCTTTTTGTGGTGTCTTTTGCTTGCGTTTGAGTTGGTTGTTGGTAAAGACGAACCAATCCAACTTGCGCTTGACTGCAGGGATGGACACATAGAAGTTGGTGTTCTGTGGGTTCCAAGGAAATGGTTGTGGTTGCCAGTCCCACCCACCCTCACCACTGCCCATGACGAAGTCCACCAGCATCATCGTTGCCAAGTAGAAGTTGTCACAGTCCTCGTCCGAAGGGGTCGGTGTGGAGTCAGCACGAATCAAACGGAAGAACACATCCTCGTTGAAGATGGTTGCGTAGGGCTTCCTTATGTGGGCGGTTTGTGCGTACCTGGGCATGCGCATAAGGCATGTGCATGCGTCCTGTATCTCCCCCTTGGCTACGATGAAGTCAGTAGCTGCAGAGGTGGGCTTGCGTAGGCTGCAGAAGCCCTTGAGGTACTTGTAGTAGTGGCGGTACGGATGCCGGATAGCGTCGGCTTCCTCTCGAGACACACGGAACAAGTCCGGGATGTAGGCGGGTTTCATCAGATTACTCCTATGAGCATCAGAAAAATGGCAATGATGGAAACGATGAGCAGGAGGAAGTCCTGGGGGTGTGGTGGCTTCATGGTGGGTGGGAACTGGTTTTAAGGTGGGTAGGAGGGACCTCACAATGTGAGGTCGAGGTGGTCGGTTACGCCCGAGACATCCACGTGACTTTTGATCCGTGGGCGATGATGACGGGGTTGGCTTTCTGGTCGTTGCCGTCGGTACCGTCACAGGCGAAGCAGTTGTTGCACTGCCGCTTGTTGCCTGCCTCCTTCGATGCAGGACAGATGAACTCACCGGGCAGGATGGGTTGTGAGTCAGTGCGCACACGGAACGTGCGGTAACCCAAATAACGGGCCATCTCGAACTCGGTGACGGTGTCTACGCTTGCCATGCATAGGGCCATGATCCGCTCACGCTGGCCTGACTTGATGTCGGGGTTGAGCCATTGGTGCGTGTAGCCTGTGTGCTTGTCTTTGCCCACTACGGTGCCATTGGGTGTGTAGTCGTATACCAAGTCTTCCCAGACCCATGCAGGCACTGCCATAGGGTCACCGTAGGTGCCCAGACGCTTGCCGCGTCCCTTGGTGAGTTGCCTCACATTGTGAGGTGCCGCAGGTGGGTAGTTGCCAGCCTGCAGGGTCTTGAACACCACGGTTGCGCCTTGCTCGACACGCACATAGCAGTCACCGCCCAGGGCAGGGCGGGACTTGCAGTCACCGCAGATGGATTCATCTGCCCCGGAATTAAGGGCATCGAGCGGGGTAGTATCTTTGCGCAGAATATAAGTCTGCACCATATCGCCGGTCTTGGAACTACTCGAGCCGATAATGGCAATAACTACGATTGGTGCACCGTCGAGCAGGGACGGGCCGTCGTAAATGACATAACCCGTGGCAGGGGCAATATTGAGGGATGCGCAGAGCGCCAGATGAGACTTGGTGAAAGCCATGACACAACTCCTGTTTGCACCTCACATTGTGAGGTCTGTTGACTGAAGGGGGAGGGTCCCGGTTCAAATCATGATTGATCTGAACTGTGTTCAGTGTACCACAGAAAGAGTAGCTTGTCAAGCTTTTTGAGGGTGCTGTTTAGTACCTCACAATGTGAGGCAGGGGCACAGAATAAAAAGTCGTTTAAAATCAACGACTTACAGAAAGTTATGTAACATTAGGTAGTTGACTAAAACGAAGGGGCACTCGTAAGTCTTTGTTTTTAAAGAGTTTTTTAGGTACTGTTGTGAAAGTTATTAAAGTTATGCTGTTTTTTAGAGAGCGGTACCTTTTTTGCTCAATCGTATGATGATTGGAAAGGGGCACCTGCCGGGCCCCGCACTGTCAAGTGTTCGTTCATTCTCAAAAAAACGCGTAACATTTAACATTACCCAAAAAAGCCTTATAAATCAATGACTTACGAAAAAAGCACATGTAACATTACACGTAACAATGCCACGGAGGGGTGCAACAGTAGTATTAGGGTTTTCCCCTATGTTTGTTATAAAATAGTCTGGTAGACTCTACGTCTGAAGACGTAGAGCAGGCGGAAGCGGTTTGTAACACTAGCAGCTTTTCGCACCACCGGGCTAGCGCCACCCGAAGAACTGGCATAGGCCACCTAAGTTAGTGGCTCCTCACAATGTGAGGTCTCGAGGGCCAAGCCCCACCAGCCCGCGCCAGATGTGTAACAAAGCCCCGAAAGCATGGGCTAGCGCCACACGAAGAACTGGCATAGCCGCCTCACAATGTGAGGCGGGCACAAAAAAGCCGCCTCGCGGGCGGCTTCGTTGGAGTGGGGAAGATTACAGAACTCGCGTGATTTTGGTCATGTTCTGATATCGAATCCAAATCTGCGGATGATACCCTGGCGGATACTTCGAGGGAAAATCTCGAGCACTGAGATACTGGCCAGATAATGCGTCGCGGAAATCTTTCCCGGCATTCCAATCCGCCAGTACTGCGGCTTTGGATTTGTAGTCGCGCCCGTAGGCGGGGGTGGCGTGGATATCTCTCATGGTTTGATACTCCAGAAAAACCCGGACCAAAGCCCGGGCGGATTAATTAAGCGGCTTTCTTATCGTGCAGATTTTGCTGGATTGTGGAAACCCCAGTAATCTGCGCGCTAACGCGGGCCTGCGCGTTCTTCAAATCAGCTAGCACCATAAGGGCGCTGAAATTCACGGCTTCGGCCTTTTCGATTTTCTTGATCATCCCTGCGAGGCGCTCGAGCAACCAGCTGGAAAGCTTCTCAGCACCCCCAGCAGCGGCGGCTTCGTCGGTACCCTCAGCGGCTTCGTCAGTACCCTCAGCTTTAGCGGCCTCAGCTGCAGCTTCCAGCGCCAGCTTTTTTGCGGCCAGCTTAATCTGGCGCCAGCTCTCCCATGGGTTTGCGTGCCCCTTGTTCTTCAGGAGGTCGGTATAGGCGATACGTTCGAGTTCGACTGCGCCTACGGGCTTTTTCTCGTTGAACCATTCCGGGCCAAACCCCGGCGTGGCATTCAGGACACCAGCGTACGCTTTAACGGCACCATAGGTGCGCGCCGCAGCGTTAGCTGCAGCTTCGCGCAATTGCTCGAGAGACAAGGGGACCGAAGTCTTTTTCGTGGCCATGATGGCACTCCAAACAAACCCGTGAAGCCGGACGGGGAACCGGATCGGTTAGAACTCCAACCGATACCTATATTGCACCACGGATTACGGGGTGGGTCAATACCTCACATTGTGAGGCGCAGAAAAAAGTTCAAACCGAATCGACCCTACCGGGCCCGGGCCCCCCAAGGCCTGGAATAGGATCCGGGCTCCAACCCCTGAACTGTAATCTGCACATCCGATACTCATTTTATACTTCAATTTGTTTTGTGTACCCTTTTTTATTTTTCCAGCCAGCTAGACCCCACCCCCTCTAATATAGGAACACCCCCCGTCAAGGGACCCATACCCCCCTTTACAAACCCACCCCCATATGTGCTACATTCCGCGTACCCGATACTTCGGTGCGCTATGATCTCAATCGAACCTGCTAGGGAACACCCAATCCCTTTTGATCTGGAAGCTCAAGAGCCTGCGGTCTACAAAGACAAGCTGGCCGTAGCAGCCAACACTGCCGCTCTAATAGAAGAGCTGGGTGGTAACATTGACATGACCGAAGCAGATGCGCATGCTGCTCGGGAGTTGATCAAGTCCTCCAAGGAAAAAGGCTCAACCCGCGCACTGCAGATACCTGCGGTTGCCAAGAAGCTGAACCTGCTTCTGTCGGAGTACGACTATCAAGTCATCAAAGACGTTCAGCAAGCACGTACGTTCATCACAAATCGGCTGGTGGAGTTGGCAGCTTGCGGTGACCCAAAGATTGAGATCAAAGCACTCGAGTTGCTGGGCAAGCATTCGGACGTGGGCCTGTTCACTGAACGCAGTGAAATCACCGTTACCCACAAGACATCCTCAGATCTGGAGAACAGCATCAAGGAGCGGATCAAACGCCTGCTGCATGCAGACGTAGTGGATGCTGTGCCTATTACAGATTTGGACGCCCACCTGGGCAAACCAGCTTTGATCCACCAGCTAGAAAATTCTGGGCCAGCAGATGCTGAGTGAAGTCAGTCTTAGGGACATCCCTTCAGTCCTTGACATGATGTCAGAGGCTGATTTGCGGGTGCTCGAGGCTCAACTGCTCAAGCTGGAGAAACTCAAGCAGAAGGAGCTAGCTCAGACTAAGTTCATCAAGTTTGTGGAGCGGGTCTGGCCGACCTTCATTTCCGGTCGGCACCACAAAATAATGGCTGAAGCCTTTGAGCGGGTGGCCAAAGGTGAGCTAAAGCGGCTAATCATCAACATGCCGCCACGGCATACCAAGTCAGAGTTTGCTTCTTACCTGCTTCCAAGCTGGTTTTTGGGCAAGTTTCCGCACAGGAAGGTCATCCAGACCTCACACACAGCCGAATTGGCGGTTGGTTTTGGTCGAAAAGTGCGAAATTTGGTCGATTCTGAGGTTTACAACAGCATTTTTCCTGACCTGAGCCTGCAAGCAGACTCAAAAGCAGCCGGGCGGTGGAATACCAGCAAGGGTGGTGACTACTTTGCTATCGGTGTAGGGGGTGCAGTGACCGGTAAGGGTGCCGATTTGCTGATTATTGATGACCCGCACTCCGAACAAGAGGCTGCACTGGCTGCAGTCAACCCAGATGTGTACGACAAAGTGTACGAGTGGTACACGTCAGGCCCCCGTCAGCGTTTGCAGCCGGGTGGGGCCATTGTTGTAGTGATGACCCGCTGGGCACAGCGGGATTTAACAGGCCAAGTGCTTAAAAATGCAGCACTTCGGGGTGAGACTGACTGGGAAGTGATCGAATTTCCAGCCATTATGCCTTCGGGTAAACCCTTATGGCCCGAGTTTTGGTCTATTGAAGAGCTTGAAGCCCTGCATGAGGAACTGCCAAACGCAAAGTGGCAGGCCCAGTACCAGCAGAACCCAGTAGGTAATGAGTCCGCTATTGTGAAGCGGGACTGGTGGAAGATTTGGGAGCGCGAAAAGCCCCCCAAATGCGAGTACATCCTACAGACTTGGGACACTGCGTTTGAGAAGCATCAGCGTGCTGACTACTCTGCGGGTACAACTTGGGGCGTCTTCTACAACGAAGAAGACAACGACATGCCCAACATCATTCTGCTCAACACATATAAAAAGCGAGTTGAGTTCCCTGATTTGAAGCGTGATGTGCTGGCTGAATACAAAGAATGGGAGCCTGATGGGCTGTTGATTGAGAAGAAAGCCTCCGGTGCCCCACTGATCTATGACTTGCGGGCGATGGGCATCCCAGTTCAGGAGTACACCCCGTCTAAGGGCCAGGACAAGATCGCACGGCTGAATTCCGTCTCAGACATCATCGCTTCAGGTAAAGTCTGGGTGCCGCAAACCCGCTGGGCAGAAGAGTTGATGGATGAAGTTGCAGCTTTCCCTTCCGGGGAGCACGATGACTTGGTTGATGCAACAACTCTTGCATTGATGCGGTTCAGACAAGGCGGGTTTTTGCGCCTCCCCTCTGATGAAAAAGAGGATGTCCGGTACTTCAAAAGCAGCAGACGTGCTGCTTATTATTGAGCAGCTAATAAAAGGCAATAAACCATGGTTACGAATGTTGATCGCGCACTTGAGCCCTTTGACCCTGCTCTGATGACGCAGGAGCCTGCGATTGAGATCGAAATCGAGGACCCAGAAGCTGTAAGCATTGGGATTGATGGGGTCGAGATTGATCTAATGCCTGAGGCCCCCAAAGCGGAAGAATTCGACGCAAACCTTGCCGAGTACATGGATGAAGGCGAGCTTCAGACGCTTGCCTCAGATCTGATCGGTGATATCGAGGGGGATATCAACTCACGTAAGGACTGGGTGGAGATGTTCGTCAAGGGCTTGGATGTCCTTGGGATGAAGTATGAGGAGCGCACTGAGCCGTGGAACGGTGCATGTGGTGTGTATTCCACCATCCTGACTGAGGCGGCTATTCGGTTCCAGTCAGACACCATCATTGAGACTTTCCCTGCACAGGGGCCAGTCAAGACTGAGATCGTTGGTGCCATCGACAAGCTGAAGGAAGAGGCGGCTGAACGTGTTCGTGAGGACATGAACTACCAACTGACCGAGGCTATGCCGGAGTACCGGCCTGAGCATGAGCGCATGCTCTACTCCTTGGGCCTTGCGGGTTCTGCGTTCAAGAAGGTCTACTTTGACCCCAGCCTGGACCGTCAGGCGGCGATGTTCATCTCAGCCGAGGACATCATCATGCCCTATGGGGCGTCAAGCATCCTCAACGCTCCGCGTGTTACGCACGTGATGCGTAAGACCAAGAACGAGATCAAGAAGCTGCAGGTCAGTGGGTTCTACAAGGACGTGGATCTGGGAGAGCCGCAGTCGTTCTTCTCTGATATTGAGAAGAAAAAGGCCGAGGACCAAGGGTATTCCCTAACCGACGATGACCGGTATCAAATCTACGAGGTTCATGTTGACTATGATCTGCCGGGGTACGAAGATGAGGACGGCATAGCACTGCCGTATGTCATCACCATTGATCGAGGGACAAATGAAGTTCTGGCGATCCGACGAAACTGGAACGAAGACGACGAGCAAAAGCTCAAGCGACAGCACTTCGTCCAGTACACGTATATTCCTGGCTTTGGCGCTTATGGCTTGGGTCTTATCCACATTATTGGTGGTTATGCTCGCGCTGGCACTTCCCTCATACGCCAGCTCGTTGATGCTGGCACCCTGTCCAACCTGCCCGGTGGCCTGAAGAGCCGAGGACTGCGCGTTAAGGGGGACGACACCCCCATTGCCCCTGGTGAGTTCCGTGATGTTGATGTCCCGTCTGGGGCTATCAAAGACAACATCATGACTCTGCCTTACAAGGAGCCGAGCCAAGTTCTGCTTGCTCTGCTCACGCAGATCAATGAAGAGGGTCGCAGGCTTGGGTCTATTGCTGACATGAAGGTCAGCGACATGAGTGCTCAGGCTCCGGTGGGTACCACTTTGGCCTTGCTTGAGCGCCAGTTGAAAACGATGTCTGCTGTGCAGGCTCGGGTGCACTTTGCCATGAAGCAGGAGTTTAAGCTCCTGAAGGCCATCATCCGCGACTACACCCCGCAGGAGTACAGCTACGACCCGGCTGAGGGTAACCGCAAAGCCAAGCAAGCCGACTACGACTTGGTAGAAGTTATCCCGGTCAGTGACCCCAACAGCGCCACGATGGCGCAGCGGATCATGCAGTACCAAGCGGTCATTCAGTTGGCCCAACAGGCTCCGCAGATTTACAACTTGCCTCAGCTTCACCGGCAGATGATCGAGGTGCTGGGCATCAAGAACGCGGACAAGCTGGTGCCCATCGAGGACGACATGACCCCGAGAGATCCGGTCAGCGAGAACATGGCGTTCCTGAACGGCAAGCCGACCAAGGCGTTCATCTACCAAGACCATGACGCCCACATTGCAGTGCACGTTTCGCTGATGCAGGACCCGATGATGGCGCAACAGATTGGGCAGAGCCCAATGGGTCAGCAGATGGGCGCAGCCATCATGGCTCACGTAGCCGAGCACTTGGCGTTCAACTATCGCAAGAAGGTTGAAGAGCAGTTGGGTGTACCCCTGCCGCCTCCTGATCAGGAGATGCCTGAGGACATTGAGGTCGAGCTGTCTCGTCTGGTGGCCCAGGCGTCCACGCAGTTGCTGCAGTTGAATATGTCCAAGGCCCAACAAGCCCAAGCCCAGCAAGCGCAGCAGGACCCGATGGTGCAGATGCAGCAAGCTGAGCTTCAGATTAAGGCGCAAGAAGCCAAGACCAAGGAGCAGAAGGTCCAGGGCGATCTGGCTATCAAGCAAGCTGAGTTGCAGCTCAAGGCGGCAGAAATGCAGCGCGGCCAGGGTGAAGACCCACGTATCAAGGCTGCACTGGCCCAGCAAGAACTGCAGCACAAGGAGCAGGTGCACCAGCAGAAGATGCGCCAGCAAGCACAGCAGCAGGCTATGAAGGCCCAACAGCAAGCCCAACGTCCAGTAAAACCAACTACCTCACAGGGAAAGTAAATGAGTGAGTGCCTCCACGTTTTTGACCCACAAGAATGCGCGGAGCTAGTAGCTGCTTTTGACGCATCGCCCAATAAGCAAGACGAAGACAAAGCCGAAGCGTTTTACAGAAACAGCTATGGTGTTTACAACCTGCCAGAGACTCTGTATTACGTCAGTAAACTGACCCAAACGGTGCGGGAGAAGTACCCCACCGCCAAGTTTTCCAATACGTACACTCGATGCTACCGCAAAGGTAGCATCCTTGGCATCCATACTGATCGTTCAGAGTTGGACATCACTATGAGTGTGTGTTTGGAGAAGAGGCCAGACCGCCAGTGGCCATTGAACGTGTCTAACAAATTGTGGCATGGCCCGTGGGACACTAACGTGGATGCCTCAGCGTACAAAGCTGACTCCTATTCAGTAAACCCACGAGCTGGGGAAGGCGCTTTTTGTGAGGGCAGAAAATACCCACATTGGCGCGATCCGTTTGAATGTGATGATGACGAACGTGCCGTCTATGTTTTTTACCATTGGACGATTCCAGTGCAGACTCCCCCTAAGCTGGATGAAACTGCCAACACCAAAGCAGATGTTTCATTGAGCTTGAAAGACCCAAACCTTTTTGTTGTAGATGGGTTCGTAACCCCTGCGGAGTGCGCGGAACTGATTAGTTTGGCTAAGACCAAACTGGCGCGATCAACAGTTGTTGATGACAAAACGGGCCAACCAGTCGAACATGCGGCCCGGACCAGTTCAGGAGCGTTCTTCGGTAAAGCTGAAACCCCCCTTATCGCAGATATTGAACGCCGGATCAGTGAACGTGTAGGCATCCCTGTTGAAAACGGTGAGGGATTGCAAGTACTGCGTTATGAAATTGGGCAGGAATACTGTCCACACTATGACTATTTTGCACATGATGCCAACTCTAAGGTAGATCATTTGGCGCGTGGCGGGCAACGAATACTGACCTTTTTGGTGTACCTAAATACACCTGAACTGGGTGGAGCTACGTGCTTTCCAGATGTAGGGTTGGAAGTAGCAGCAAGGCAAGGTAGAGGGCTTATGTTTTCCTACGCCCCTAACCCCACTAGCAAGTCATTGCATGGGGGCCTTCCAGTGCTGCAAGGGGAGAAGTGGGTGATAACCAAGTGGTTCCGTGAGGGGAAGTTCATCTGATGCTCACGATCCCTGTAGCTGTCCATAATGACAGTTTTAAATGGCAGTTAGATTTGTTTTGGCACACGCACAAGCAAATCTATGGGGACATGGCTTTCGATAAGTTCATGGCTATAATCATCAAACGCAACTTTTTGGATGAGCAAAAAGTGCAAGAGTTGCAGTGGGACATGGATGTGCCACACGTTATGTGTGAGTCTGTGTTCGATATGTTGGGTGACGTTGATCCAGCGGACGGCTTGTTTTTGCCTTTGAACATACAAATTGGCCTACTTCAACTCCTACCAAAGCTCGATAATGACGAAGTTATTGAGGTGCTGGACTGCGATATGCTACATATCCGACCACACCCAGATGTATTTGTACGTCACGATGAGCTACTTGTTGATGACATCTATGAGCCGTGGCACTTGAAGAGTTTGAGTGACCACCGCAACGTCATCGAGCCATATTTTGAGAACGGCGGCAGGTTTTACAACGGCGGGTTTGTGCCCATCATCGGCTCTGTGCGCACGTTTAAAAAGTTGATGTTTGAGTGGATTTCCATTCATAGGCATATTCTGTCTCGTGGCCTGCCAGATAAGGTGCGTTGGTGGGCGGGTATGTACGCACTACAAGCTGCTTGTGAAAAGAAGCAAGTGCGGATGAGGGCAGAAAATTACTGCTATGTCCCAGGAATAAATGACCTAGCGCCGGAACACTACATAGCACACTATTCTTGTGACGAGCGTTTTAACAAGAAAAGATATCCAAATATTGATGTGTCTACTTTTGAAGACAATGTTTTTTACAACCGCTTGCAATCATGGCCCAATTTTTTGAAGGTGTAATATGGCTGCTACTGTATTTTCTGTAGTTATCAAAGAACTGGAAGAGCGCCGCGAATCCATCGCGCAAGCGCTTATCTCAGGCGCGGCAAAAGACTATGCCGAGTACAAGTTCATGACAGGCGAGGTCCAGGGTCTCTCGCGTGCTCATGCTTTCATAACCGACCTTGTGCGAAAGATGGAAAACGACGATGAGTGAACTACTCCTGAGCGACGGCCAAAACACAACCGTGTTGCCGGAAACCGACGAGGAAAAGGCCCGACAGTTGCCTGATCCTGTGACTTACCACATTCTTTGCGCCCTACCAAAAGCAGAACAAGAGTACGAAAGTGGCCTGATCAAAGCAGGCCAAACCATGCAGTATGAGGAGCTTTTGTCTTCTGTATTGTGGGTGGTAAAGATGGGACCAGACTGCTACAAAGATCCACAGCGGTTTAGTAGACCTTCATGCAAGGTGGGTGACTTTGTGCTGGTTCGTCCCAATTCGGGCACGCGGCTGAAGATCCACGGGACCGAGTTCCGCATCATCAACGACGACAGCGTTGAGGCAGTCGTCCAAGATCCGAGGGGGATCAAGCGTGGATAAAGAAGAAAGCATCTACAACGGCGTCACGGACGACTTTGCTTGGTATGAGTTGTCCCGCATGCGCGTGCGGCTTGACGAAATGGTAACCATGCTTGAGAACCTGCAAAACACACTGAAGGCAAGATCAGTGGAGCAGCAGAGTTACATGAATTACCTTGAAGGCAAGGTCCGCATGCTCAAAGAACTCGTCCCCCAAGACGCAAAGGAGTAACACATGAGCGAATACAGATTCCCCGATGAGGTGGAAAAAGAAAAGCCCGTTGAAGACAAAGTCGAGTTTGAAGTCGAAGGCGACACCGAGATCGAGGTCGTTGACGACACGCCCCCGGAAGACCGCAACCGAGCCCCGATGAAGGAGGCTCCTGCCGAGGTCACGGACGACGAACTGGCGCAATATTCCGATGGGGTGAAGAAGCGCATCCAGCACTTCTCCAAGGGCTACCACGAGGAGCGCAGGGCCAAAGAATCGGCTTTGCGGGAGCGTGAAGAGGCGGTGCGCCTTGCTCAGAACCTCGTGGAAGAGAACAAGAAGCTCAAGTCCCAAGGGCAACAAGCTCTGCTTGAACAGGCCAAGAGGGTAGTTGAGTCAGAGGTAGCTGTCGCTAAACAAAAGGTAAAAGAGGCGCTGGAGTCTGGGGAGCCTGACCACATTGTTTATTGGCAAGAGCAGCTTGCTGTAGCCAAGATTAAGCAGGAGCGGGTAAATAATTTCAAGCCAGCCCCTGTACAACCTGCAGAAAATGTTGTACAAACCGAATCACAAGCTCCTGCGGCTCCCCCAGTTGACCGTAAAGCGGTTGAATGGCAGCGGCAGAATACTTGGTTCGGTGCTGATGAGGAGATGACCGGCTTTGCTATTGCACTCCACAACAAGCTGGTCAATTCTGGAGTCGATCCTCAGTCCGACGAGTACTACAGGCGTGTAAACTCCCGTGTACGCGAGGTTTTTCCAAGTGCGTTTCCTTCGGAAAAACGACAATCAAACGTAGTCGCCGCTGCGACCCGTAGCACAGCGCCCAAGAAAGTCGTGCTTACAAAGTCTGCAGTGGAGATCGCCAAGCGGCTTGGGGTTCCTCTGGAAGCCTATGCTAAGCAGGTTGCGGAACAGATGAGGAAACAAAATGGCTGATAACCGACTCTCACGTGAACTGGAAACCCGCGCTAAGGACGAAAGACCTAAGCAGTGGATGCTTCCCCAACTCCTGCCCGATCCGAACCCGGAAGAAGGGTATGCTTTCCGTTGGATTCGCGTCAGCACACTCGGGACCAATGACCCGATCAATGTGTCCTCAAAACTCCGCGAGGGCTGGGAGCCCGTGAAAGCAAGCGATCATCCCGAGATTCAACTGGGTGGAGGTGGCTCAGGCCGTTTCCCGGACAGCATTGAAGTTGGCGGTCTGCTGCTTTGCAAAACACCAAAGGAGTTCGTCGTACAGCGTAACGCCCACTTTCAGCGTCAAACTGATGGGCAGATGCAGTCGGTGGACAACGCTTACATGCGCGATAACGATCCCCGGATGCCGCTCTTCCGAGAGCGCAAGTCTGAAGTGTCGTTTGGGCGCGGTCCTTAAATTTTAGGAGTCAGAGATGGGATATCCCACTATCGACGCCCCCTACGGGCTAAAGCCGATCAATTTGATCGGTGGGCAGGTGTTTGCGGGTTCTACCCGTTCCCTGCCAATTCAGTACGGCTACGCTACGGACATCTTCTACGGTGACTATGTGGTGTTGTCTCGCGGTTTTGCTACCCGTGCATCGGTTTCGACCGGCACTGGTGTGAACCAAGTTACCGGGGTTTTCCTCGGTTGTTCGTACACCGATCCGGTGACGAAGCAGAAGCGTTTCTCGCAATACTGGCCCGCGTCTACGCTGGCTGGCGATGCGGCAGCGGTTGTTGCTGACGATCCTGACACGGTGTTCAAGGCTGTGGTTTGCTCTGCTACCACGGCGATTGCCTCTGGCGCTCTGGCGATGGTAGGCACGAACCTGAGCATGATCAACAACACTGGCAACGTGAACACGGGCAACTCGGCAAACGCCGTGCTGGCCCCGACCGCTACGCCTGTGTCTACGATCCTGCCGGTTCGCTGTGTTGGCGTGGTTGAAGATACGGCCTTCAGCGTATCGGCCTCTGGTTCGTCGTCTGGTACGGCTATCACCCTCACGGGTTCTGGCTTGCCTGCGGCGATCCCGATTGGCACCAGCGTGGCGTATGTTGCTTCTAACGGGCAACTGATCCAAACGTCGTCTTTCGTGACGGCAGCGGCTTCGGCTGGCGCGACCTCGGTCACGCTGAACTCAGCCATCGCAGTTCCTGGCAGCGTCGTTGCCATTCCCTCGGCCTCTACCATCGTGTTCACTCAGTACCCAGAAATTCTGGTGAAGATGAACCTGCTGGTGCATGGCTATTACAGCAGCACAACCGCCTAAGGAGTGAATCATGGCAATTTCACGTGCCCAACTACTGAAGGAACTCCTGCCTGGGCTGAACGCTCTGTTTGGCATGGAGTACAAGACCTACGGTGAAGAGCATAAGGAGATCTACGAAACGGAGACCTCCGAGCGCTCGTTTGAAGAAGAGACCAAGCTCGCTGGTTTCTCCGCCGCCCCGGTGAAGA